GTGAATACTACTCGAACTTGCTCAGTACTCGTAAAATCAGCTACAGTCGTCTCTGAAGTGGTTGTGACGCTCGTAATCGTGTTTAGTTTGTTTGCAGTGTTGTTTGACCTAAACCATCGACCAGCACCAGTAGTCGGAGCAAATATCTGTCCTGAGACAGTTGCATCTGAAGCTGTGGCATCGTATATTAGCCAAGACTTAAATTCAATGCAGACCACCGCAAAACCTTGAGGGAGTGTGCTGACATCGAGATTGAGTACTTCAGTAAGCGTATCAAAACTAATAGGATGTGCCAAAATTATTCTCCATAAAAAACATCGGGAATGTAATCTCCAGTGTATCTCGCAGACTTAGTGACCCGTAACTGTGAAATCTCAATCCAACTCCTACTGCGGAACAAAGAGGTATTAAGACTTGCTACCGAACTATCTTGGCTATACAACCTCTTGATACTAAATTCTGAGCTTGACGAGGCTGCATTCATCACTTCGCTTGTTGTTGCAGTTGCCTCTAGTTCGCCATTCAAGAATAAAAAACAGCTTGTGCCAGATTTCACAAAAGATACATCAACTACTGTGCTGTCTGGAATATCGGTCACACCATCTAAGACGAAAGAGCCGAAGGCAATCCTGAGCTTGAGGTCATAAATGCCCCACGTAAAGCCGCCTTCAACATCGATGATAGCTCCGCGAGTATTGCCACTTGGGTTGAATATCTTAGCTTCGAGAGTTACGTCACCAGTTATCTCCAAGTTGCTGTCGGTATATCCAATATGAGAGTACTTATTAAGCCTCCCTGACGCGATAAGAGGTTGAACCGTAACATTCGACGTGAAACTTCTTGAGAGGCTGTACTGGGCAAAATCAGCATCACTGACGTTGTATTTGAGCAGCAAAACCGTAGAAGCAGTGAGCGTGTCTTTGGGTGGAACGTCATTGGCAGAAAAAGGAATGCTGGCTGCTGTGTTGATAGTAAGCTGGCGTAAATACCCTTGCCAACTTTGAGAAGTCCATGAAGGTGTTCCAGTAGCGTTCTTGAGACTGCCAATACATAAAGGTTCGGTTGAATTGTTGTTGAAATTGTTTGCGGCTTTTAGATGTGCGCTCAGTACACCATCGATAAATATTTTGTAGACTCGCCCGATTCGATTGATGATAACGCTATGCTCCTTGATATCGTCTGGTAAGGCGCAAGACAACACGTTAGACCCAAAGACAGCAAACAAGGTACTATCAGCCGCTACACCCACATAAAAGCCTATGCTACTCGCTTTGTGACTTCCTAGAATACATCCATACTCGCCCACGCTCGTTTTGGCAGAAAAGAAGGAGATGGTGAAATCAGTTTCGTTGAGGTCAAGAGTACTGGTCTTGGTTGCTTCGAGTCGCCCAGTAGAGCCAAGAAGTAGGCGCGACTTGCTGATACTCGGAGTTCCGACTGTAGCTGCAATAGCCGAGATGCCAGCACCAGTATATGCCGTTGTCGAAGATGCAAACGCCAAATAAAGAATTTCGTTGGAAGGAGCCGCCCAATTTATTTTCTGCACCGTAGCGACAGCGCCAGCAGGAGTGATGTTGTCGGAGTAGTCGATATTCGCGTAAAGTTTGTTGATATATTGCAGTTCGAGGACTTGCTTGCCAAAATATGCAGTGAGAAGTGTTGTGAGGCTATATTGCTTAGGCAGCGCGAAGATATCAGTGAAATTCTTGATTATGTGACCATTTGAGATAAGTTCGATGAAATATTTCGTGTACTTGCCAGCATTGAGGATTGTAAGTGTTGTGTTGGCTGCTAGAGTGATGCTGAGATATTGCGTGACTGCCGAAAGGTCAAGTGAGTATGTGTCGGTTGAGATGGTTATTGATGTCAGGTCGTATGCGTCAATTTGGTTCTGAGGTATGTACTCGAAACCTGACGATACAGCGAGGCTATCAGACGAGCCTGTATGGATGCCCCAACATTTGCGGTCGAAGTTGATTAGTGGTGTATTTGCAGGTAAGATAGCAGTATCGAGAGCTAAAAGTTCGCTGTCGCTGTTTATCGTGTATCCGTTGCGTGGAGGTCTGCTCATATTGTAACTATTATACCTCTAGAGGGATTGGCAGAAAAAGAGATTGTAGATATTATTACTGAGTAGTTACTTACGAGAAAAGCTGATGAACACCAGACACCTATACACATTCCAAGACGGTGAAGTAGTCGTTCTTGAACATGTCACCACTATCAGCACTATAACTGAAGGTGATGAACATAGGTTTTTCTATGTGGGTATTGCTGGAGGTACTTGTTTGGCTGTTAAGGATACCGAGTTTGAAAAAATGGGACGCACTCCAACTTATTACAAAACCACCGAACGCGCCGAACTTATCAAGGCTCTGGCGGAAATCTAATATGAAACTCCAGATAGACCGTATCAATTTCATAGGCTTTGGTTTTGATGATTTCGGTAAAAGAGGTGATTTCGATTACATGGATTTATATTTTTCTTTTGGAGCTTTTTCATTAAGTTTACAATTTTTCTTTTTCCCTGTAGCTAATTGGTCGTGGGAGTGGCGTAACATTGGTCACTCTTGCTTCTTGTTTAGACATACCCAGTTTGATATCGTTTTGCCTACCCTAGAATTTAAATACCAACATTTTTATGCTGAAAATTGAAAACACTCAAGCTGAGACTAGTTTTGGATTTGATTATACATTAATCGAACTATTCATTAATTTTTTTACTTTATTTCAGATAGAGCTTTATTTTTATCCACTTATTGAATGGAGCTGGAGATGGGAACACTCAGTAGAGAATTTATCAAATACTCAGACAGACTTCATTTCTTCGTATATCCTGCCCACACTTGATGTAAAAATAAGAGTTAGGTACATATTAAGATGATTAAGCAATTTCTTCGATTATTCCCTTACGTGCGACAACTTGAAGACCAACTTCAGAAAGCTCTTTGCGGTGAAATCTCGCTCGAAAGTCTGGAAGTAAAAAACGGCAACATAGACCTAAAACTAAAATCTAAAATCGTTCCTATCATAGCTGAAGCGTTCTATGAGCTACTTGAAGAAATGAAGCCGCCTAACTATATCGAGTTCAGTCTACAACACCTAGAAACTCACGAAACTATTCTTGTGACAGTACAGAAAAAAAGTGGTAAGTCTCCTCATGAATTACGTGTTGAGGCAGAAAAGAAAGAGCAGTACTGGGAAGAGAAATATTACGAGTTGCTCGAAGGAGGTGATGTATAATCATTAAAACCTAGCAAAGAGCGAAGATTTTGGCTAAACAAAGACACCAAACCACTGCACTGTTTTCAATTCAGAATTTATTACAAGTCAAACCACTCACTGAAAATCAAACGCGAGTTTTTGATTATTGGGGAGAAAATTACAACTTGGTGCTATCGGGGAGCGCTGGAGGGGGTAAGAGTTTCTTAGCTCTTTATCTAGCTTTGAAGGCATTCCTGCTTCGTAAATATGAAAGGATAGTTCTTTTCCGTTCAACAGTCCCCACCCGTAACCAAGGCTTCCTCAAGGGCGACTTGTCAGAGAAGCAAGCCCCGTTCGAGGATGTTTATCGCGCAATATTTTCAGAATTGTTACCTACGATTCCTAACTCTTATGACACACTAAAAAAGGAGAAAACGCTAGAGTTCAAGAGTACTTCTTTCGTGAGAGGTCTTACCATTTCAAATTCTGTAGTCATTGTCGATGAATTTCAAAACTTAAATTTTCACGAATTACAAAGTGTAATCACGAGAATCGGAGAAAATTCTCGTATAATTTTCGCAGGGGATTACCTCCAAAGTGATTTTCGTTTTGAAGATGAGAAGTCTGGAGTGCTTACTTTTCTAAAAGTGTTAGCAAATATGCCAGAGGACTTCCAACGTGTAGATTTTAAAATCGAGGATATTGTGAGAAGTGGTCTTTGCAAAAGGTACTTGCTTGCTGAGCATGAGTTACGTCAGCAAGGGCAACTTTAATACTTTTTGCTATCTTCAGGCTGCGGAGATGGCTCTTTAACAGGCTCGCCCTCGTCATCGTCTTCATCCCAGAAGACCTCACTCATCTCTAGTAGTTGGAACAATATTGAAAGATGTTCCGACACTAGTTCACTATTCTTCTCACTCAAGTCTACCAAAGCCAGCCCCTGAGCCTTCTCCGCGATTTTTATTTGATTAGCTGTCAGAGTTGTAAAATCTATGTCCATTGAAGTATTGCTGTGCGAAATGAATGATGTTTAAATGATTGTATCACTTGGAGGTTACATGGAAAAATTGAAAAAGATTGGCTGGTTTTATTTAGTTGTAGAAGGCAGACGCAAGTGGCAGCTATTGACCCACAGACAGGTTTTTGATGGTATTCACTCGTATGTAATTGTAGGTTAGGTATGAATAGACACATTGTTTGCTTATGCGGCTCCACCAGATTCAAGGAAGCTTTTGAAAACGCTAACAAGCGCGAAACTCTCAAAGGTAACATCGTATTGAGTGTCGGTTGGTATGGTCACTGCGAAAATACGCCTATACCCGAAGAGCAGAAAGAGAAACTTGATGAACTTCATCTTGACAAAATCCGAATGGCGGATGAAATACTTGTACTTAATGTGAATGGCTACATTGGCAAGTCAACTGAAAACGAGATACGATATGCTCTAGGACTTTTTAAAGTAATTAAATTCCTAGAAGAACCTACTTACTAAATGAATAATTCATTAGGGTGGATTTTATACGAGACGACCAACTTAGTTAATGGGAAGATTTATGTTGGTGTTCACAAGCTTGCTAATACTAGTAAGTCTAGGAAATATCTCGGTAGTGGTATAGCTTTACAATTAGCTATTGAAAAGTACGGCAGGGAAAATTTCACCAGAGTTACGTTATCAGAATTTTCTTGCGCTAAGGATGCTTATGCTGCTGAAGCTAAACTAGTAACACAAGAGTTTTGTAATAGAGAAGATGTCTATAATATTAAACTTGGAGGTTATGGAGGCACTCCACACACCGAAGATGTACTGGCAAAAATACGCGCAGGAAACATAGGGAAAATTTGCAGTGAGGAAGCAAAATCTAAAATAAGCGCCAGTAATAAAGGGAATAAGTATCGCCTCGGTACACGACATAGTGAGGAGGCAAAAGTTAAATTGAGAATCTTAAAAACTGGCAAAGCACTTAGCGAGGAACATAAAGCTAACATTAAAGCTACTCGCCATACTGGAGCTAAAAATTCTAAAAGTGTAGCAGTAATAGTAGATGGTAGATATTACGAATCAATGGCAATAGTGGCGGCAAATGAAAGCATACTTCGCTCAACAGTAAGAGAGAGGATAAAAAACAATAAACCTAAGTGGGCAGGATGGAGATATGCCACAGAAACTGAAAAATTAGAGTATACAGCTAAAAGAATTTCTTCAACTGAGGAAACTCCAAATTCGACCAAGTAAAAAATGAAATGTTATCCCAATTATGCACCCTTTTGGGTAAGGGCTGGGACATCAAATTAAAAGCACTTGCGCCACTCTCTAGGTAAATTCCGTTACACAACCCTAAAATGCTGCCGCAGACAGAAAAGAGATTGGAGTTTGTTGCGATTGTAGTTGCGTAAGAAGTTGTAATGTTGATGTCTGCCGAATTTACTCTGAGGCGTAGCTCTGTAGCTGTTTTTTGAACCCACAAATGTTGCCAAGCGTTCAAAGGCGCAACCCACGAAGTCGAGATGACCACAGAGCCATTGATTGACACCTCCAGATTATTTGAAATCGTTTTAGCTAACTTAAACACACCATTCTTTTCTGCCAAGGCGACCAGCCGCCCCGAAGGATTCGTGTTGAAATATATAAAAGCATTCAGTGTAAATTCATTAGGAAAAACCGCACCTTCATACTGCACATTGGTAGTCGAGCCACAAATAAGGCACTCCGTCCCAAACAACTTATTTTCTGACTCGTACTCAATCCCCGACATCGAAGCTATTTTTGAATTGCTGCTCTGGTCAGAAAGCCGCCCATTGAAATCTAAGTGTAGGAGGCTGTTAGGGTTGCTTGGTGATACATATGACATTAAATCTACTGCAACGTCTGGAATCCTCAATACTAAGCTATTGGAATATAGTATTGCGTTTGGCTTTAGTGTCGTGGGAATAACTACGTCTGCCTCAAACCAAATGTTGTTACTTGCATCTGTAATTTTTGCTAAATTCACTGTGCTGTTAATGCTCGGAAGTGTTTGCGTTTCGCCGTACTCGAAAAATATCTCTCCAAGAATGCCAATCTCGCGCTTTGACCACTTAGCGGTTGTCAGTGC